GAGCCCCCGGAGCTGCCAATCCGGGCGCAGTCCCCGGAGCTGCCAATCTGGGCGGAGTTCCCGGAGCTGCCAATCTGGGCGCAGTTCCCGGAGATAACGTTTTCACTCGGCATCTCAGCAATAGTCTTTTCCAGTACAAAATCCACACATGCCCTGATAAATCCGGATAGTCCCAGTTTTACGCCGATTTTCAGTTTTCGGGAGCAGAATTTTTTCTTATCATCCGTCTTCGGCTCGTCCAGCGCTTCAACCTCCGTGAACTCGTTCGGCGTGCCATCAGGGCGAATCAAACCATAGTAATCCAGCACATCAAAGGGGTTTTCGCAAAAGTGCATTCCCTTTTCACAGATTTTCGCTTCCGGTTCCTCGAAGACGGTATTTTCCTGATACTGCTTATCCTTGCAGATCAAGCCGGGGTTGAATCCTTTGTAACCTTTCATTTTGCATTTCCTTTCTGTTTGCATTTATTCCCCCGAGGGACTTTCCCCCACCTGGGCGGGGTGCAATTCCGCTTCACCGGCTTGAAACAGCCGTACATTTTCGCCTTGCTCATGCCTGAAAACAATCCCCTCTCTCACCAAATCCGGGTGTTCGTACCGGAAAAATTGGCGTTGTTTTTTGTGGTTTTTCCATAGTTTCATGATGTTTTTGTTCCAGTTATCGATGAAATACGTTTCCCATGCCTTGCAGCCGTCCCCGTTGGTGGGGCAATCGTCCCGCGTGCAGTTCCTGCAAAAGGGGCTCGCCGAATCGATGTACTGGCCAGGGCGTTCCTTTTCCTTGTCTACTTCGTTTTTCATACTCCACCGCCTTCCGGTAGCATTTCAAAGTCCATCTTCCCGGCTAGCTCGGCGATAAAGCTCTTTACCGCTCCGGGGAGCTTCTGGTAATCGTCCTCCCGCTTCTGGCACACTTGGAACGATCTCTGGAAATTCGATGCAACCACGGACTGCACCGTTTCTGCGTCCATAAGCGCCCATTCCTTGAGCTGGGCGGGGCTTCCCACCGTCCGCTGTACCGCAGGAGGCAGCTTACGAAACTCGTCATCTGCGCTGTACACGCTGTTTCTCAGCGCACCGGCAACCAACCCCCAGGCCTCCATCTGGGTCATCTGCTGGGGCGACTGCATCCGATGGAGCATATCTTTCAGCTTCCCGATGGTGGGCATAAAGCCGCCGGTATCCGTCGCTATGTACGCTTTTGCGGCGGCGGCAACGGCCTCAAATGGCTCCTCGGAGAACATATCCGCCCAAAGATTGACTTTTACGTTTGCCGCCTCTTTGGACATCCCCCGGAAAGAATCGGGATAATTTGCCTGTAAAAGCGTGAGAATCTGGTATGCTTCCTGTTTATCCATTCCCAAATTCCTCCCTGTACATCTCCGCCAGACGGTCAACGCCGCTGGTGTAGCCGCTGCGGATATTTGCGTTGCCTATTCTCTGCCTTTCACTCTTCGTCCAGGTGACAACGGCGGACTTCCAATCCTTCATGGGGCTTTTGCCAACCATCCAGCCTTTCGACGCATAGAACGCTACAAAGGCTTCCGGGTCAATGTGGTACCCCTTTTCCTGGCAATACTCCGCCACCTGCTCCACCGTAGGCGGGGTGAATCGCTTTTTCTTTTCGCTTCCCCCTGACAAGGGGGTAGGGGGATAACATTCGTTCTCTTTCTCTCTCTCTTTCTCCTTCTCTATCTCGCTTGCGGGTTGCTCTTGCTTATCGTTTGCTTCCACTTTGCTTCCGCTTTGCTTGCTATTTGCTTCCGCTTTGCTTGCTATTTGCTTGGTGCTTCCTCCGTTTTTTCCGGATTTTGCTTTCCGCCTGCTTGCGTCCAGATTCGGCTTGATAAGCATAAAGGCAATGGCGGCGGCGTCAGACATTTTGTCTACGTCCGGAGCATCGTTAAACAGAGCGTATTTGCAAATAGCGTCATAGGCTTCTGCCTTTGCGGCCTTGCTTTTTATCTTGAAAACCGCTTCAAAAAACGAGCGGTAAAAAGTGAATTGGCTTCTTACTTCATCTTCCATATCTAAGCCTCTTTAATGATGGAGTACCGCGCGAAGCACGTCCGTTTCCCGTACCGGTTCTTCCCGGTGACGGTTTCGCTCTTGATAGGTACGCCATGAGCTTTCAAATCCCAGATCCTTGCGCCAAGCCGGTAACAGCCGTACTCGGTAACAGCCGTACTCGGTAACAGCCTCGGCCTGGGTAATGCTTCCATAGTCCTGCAAATGCCGCAGGATACGCTCACACTGTGTCACGGGGTGCCTCCTCTCCGGTAAGACGAACCGCCACGCATGGGCGGGTGCCGTATCGCTTGCAGACTGTGGCGTCTGTGATAGCGGCATCATCCTTGTAGGCGATACCGTTCAGGGCGTCACACACAATCTTGCCTATGTTGTCCCAGTCGGGTTTCACCATGGGAAGAATCCGATTATCAAGCGCTTCGGCCTGCTTGCGCTTGCTCCACGAATGGGGAACGGGGTAGATTGCCGCAATGTCAACCCGGATAGTGCCGGTGAACTTTGCCCCGTGGGCTTCGCACTGGTATGCCCATGCCACCAGCTTTTCATAGTCCTTCGTTTTCTTTGGGGTGTATGTCGCACCGTTCTGGGTAAAGCGGGGGCGCTCCTTCCCTTGCGGAACGCCGGGAATCGTAAATTCAATCGTCACGTTTTCGCTCCTTCCTTTGGAGTTGGCGGTTTCACCTCCCACCGCCAAGGGAAAATGCAAACTATACTGTCAATCTTTTTGGGGAAAGATTGATTTTTCCGGCCTAGAACGGCAATTGTGCGTCGTCGTCTTCCAACTCTACGAAGTTCGTCGCAGGGGCGGGAGTCTGATACGCCGGTGCGCTGTATCCGTTGTCAGCCCCAGAGCTGGCCTGAGTGCCGCTTTCCTTGCTTCCGTAGAAATAGACATTGCTCACAAGAATCTCCGCCTGACGGCGCTTCTGACCGTTCTTGTCGGTATACTGCCGGATTTGCAATCTGCCCGTTACTATGGCCATCTGGCCTTTGCGGAAATACTTGGCGGCGTTCTCCCCGGCGGCTCCAAAGGCGGTGCAGCCTAGGAAATCCACTTCTTTCTCGCCGGTCTGCTGGTTCTTGAAATCCCGGTCAACCGCCAAGGTGAAGCTGGTAGCAGCCTTGCCGGAATTGGTTCTGCGAAGCTCCGGGTCTCGCACCATGCGTCCGGCAATGGTGATGGTGTTAAGCATTCTCCGGTACCTCCTGAGAAATCACCTCGCCGGTGTCCTGGTCAACGTCGATGTACTCGGTCATGTCCGGGATATCTGTCATGTCGGAGGAAATATCCGTCTTTGTGGTGCCGTCCTGAGCCATACCGCGCACAAAGTCGGATTTCAGCGGGGCGTATTTCAGCACCTTTTTCAGAACGGTTTTCTTTGCCATCTCGTCAAAATTGGTCTGCCACGGGCCATTCCCGAAGCTCTTAGAGAACTTTCTCGCGTGCTCGGTAACTTCCTCGATGCTCATAACCTGAAATCCGTAGCCGCCGTCCTTCGTCTTGAACATGGCATAGTAGGCAATAGGTTTGCCCCGGTTGCTCTTGGCGGGGACATGCCGCAGCTTCGGGTCAAGGCCAAGGGCATACTCAAACTCGTCGTTTTCGTATACGGTGTGCGCCTGAATGATGGAAACCTCACCGGAACGGTAGGCCAGATCGATAAGCCCCTTATAGCCAAGCTGGAATTGGCACTCCATCTGGCCGTGATTGCGGAAGGGAATCAGGTAAGCCTGCCCAAGAGGGGTATTCGGCTCCAAGCCCAGCTGGGCGGCGGTCATCATAGCGCCAAGGAAGGACTGGGGGGTACACTCTTTCAGCTTCGGGTTTGCGGACAGGGCAGACAGGGTAATGCGGCTGAACCGCTCCGGGGTCATTACGGAGGGCAGCGCCGCCTGAATGGCTGGCTTCATCACCTCGATATAGTCCTGAATGCTGCTGGGATTTTTCTTTTTCGCTACCGCCTGAGTAGAAGCGGCGGCATTCTGAATCACGTTTGCCATTAAATATTCTCCTTTTTGAACCGGAAAGTTCTGCTTTCCGAAGATTTGAAATAGTTCTGTGGGATTTCTCCGTGGTCTTTCTCCCACTTCTTTCTATCGAACGTGGAGCGTTTCTGCGTCTTCCATGTGACGCTGTAGCTCCCGTATCCGCCCCGCTCCGCTGCTCCCATGACTTCCATAATACGCGCCTGAGCGGCGGCTTTCTTTTCTTCCAGCGCCTTGATCTGCTGGGTGCACTCGTCCATGATCGCCAAATCAACGGCGCAGCCGGTCAAATCCATTTCGGTGTCCGGGTCGCTGGCCGGGAACTCTGCGTTCAGGGCGTCAATGGTGGAATCCATGCCGTCAATGGCCGGGGGCGTTTCGCTCTGGACGTTCTCCCAGAAGCTTTCCTCCGCCTCTTTCAGGGCTTCCAGCTCTGCCTCGTCCCGCTCGATGACGAACACCTTGAAGTCAATGCCCAGAACCAGAACCGCCAGATACCAGCGATCAAGGCCGGACACAAGAAGGTAATGGCAGCATTGCGCGTAGTAAGTAGCCGGGAACTCGCCGTTCTTGAATTTGCTCAAGTGGAGCGCATTCGTGGTCTTGATCTCTAATCCTGCCCGTTCACCGATAACCAGCCGGTCGTAGTTGGCGTGAGCGTAGGGCATATCGTCCCGGAATACGGTGTAGTTCTCCCGGCGCACCTTTTTCCCGGTAGCTTCGGTAAACCGCTTTGCTACGTATTCCTCCAAGTCCGTGCCAAGGCGTACCGCCTCTTTCTGGGAAATATCCTCCGGGATGACCTTACCGGTTTTCTCCGCCCACAGGGCATACGGTGACTTGTAGGGGTTCAGACCCAGAATGGCGGCGGCATCCGAACCACCAATGGTGGTAGAGCGCAGCGCTGTCCATTCCTCTTTGCTCATGGTCGCGGTTGGGATTTTCCGTATCATTCTTCATCCTCCTGCAACGGCTCAAACCGTTTTATAGCGATACCGCCCTTGTACGGATATGCCCGGTATTTTGCCCCGGGGGGAACAATTCCGCCTAAGCTACCTGTGCTGATATAAAAGCCCCCACCAACTTTGTTTATTTTTAATGTTCTACCAATTTTTTGCGGAATAAAAACGACGTAGTTCTCGCTTACTTTTATCCCAACAGTGTTTTCGCCGTTCCAAAACTTTGTAGCAAGGGCGTTAATGTAGGCAATGCGCCTCTTACCATCCGGGAAACTGACAGCCGGAACATTGACTCGATTGTATGGCCTAATGTAGATATCCTCGAATCTTTCCGATTCGCTTATGATGATTCCGTCCTCCATTATTCCTCCACCTCTGCTTCCTCGTTGAACTCCGTCATGGAATCTATGCAATTCAGGCAGTAGAACTCATCATGCGCCGGGATATATACCAGTTTGCTGTCTGTTATGGGATATCCGCACCTGGCACACTTCGGGAGTACCGCTTCCCGCAAGTCAGCCTCCGCTGCCAGCTGTTCAGCCTGTCGCCACGGCTCCATGCTATCAAAAACGTCCATTGACTTTCCTTTCTCCATCTGGTATACTGTAGATGGAAGAGTTTTTATATCGCTTGCCGTCCCCGGTGCTGTAACATCGGGGGCGGCTTTTTATCGCCCTCTGATGCAACGTCCGATACCGGCACCCATCAGGATAGCGCACACCCACATTGCGGGGACTGCCGCCTTGTCTGCCAGTAAATCGGCCTGCTGCCACCAGAAAAGCACCAGATTCAGCCCCGCATAGGGAAGCACACGGAAAACACATTCCTTAACATTGAACGGCTTCCGGTTCTCCGGCACCGGCTCCCACCTGGCATCCACGGGTTTATTCCTGCTTGCCATATCATCACCCCCTGACCGCATGATTTCGGTGGACTACGTAGAAAAGCTCCACGTTCTCATTGTCAAACGCCTTGCGTTCCTTCGATTCCATCAAAAGGGATTCCCGCAGCCGGTCATTTTCCCGGCGCAACCGGCGGTTCATCTCCGCCATGGTGCGAAGCTGGGTCGTTTCGTTGGGTGTCATTGTCCAGCCGCCTCCTTTGCAAACGCCCGTATCTCCTTCTCCGAATACCCCAGTAGCCGGAGGATTACGCCCGGGTCGGGTTTCAGTGCCGCCACAAACCGGGACAGTGTTTTCAGCTGCATCTTTCCGGGGTCTTGCTTGTATACTCCGATGGTCACGTCTGCCGTGCCGACCGCCCGGGCAAGCGCGGCGTTGTTATTGCTCTGAACCCCCGCGTCGGGGCATCTGCGGTCGATCTCCTTCCAGAAATCCTCCACTGCGTAGCGCTCGGCATACTGCCGGATTCTTGGCATTTCATCATCTCCTCCCGTATAATCTACAATTCGTTTATTCATGTCTTTTTTATTGCATATTGCCCCTCGCTGTGCTATTCTGGAAGAAAAAACAGAAAGAGGCGGTCTTATGGGCAAAAAGAGTATAAAAGCATCTAGCGCGGAGTATCCGGGCGAATCGTATTTATTGCGCTGCACGTATCAGGAGGTTACCGAATGCCCGTCATGCCATTTCGCGATTGAGCCGAAGGCATTATGCGCTTACTACGTTCAGCCCGACAGCCCTTCTGATGGGAAATGCACGCTGTACCTTCTTTCCCTGTGCAAAAGGTGCAATCAGGTCTTTTTAAGCGCCTTTCAGGAAAGTACAAGTCGCCCTGTTCCTGGCTTTGCAGATTTCGATTCTGCCTCGTACTCTGTCCCTTACACGCCTAACATAAACAAATTTTCAGGCGACGTGCAGCAGCTTTCACCGGACTTCGTTGAGACCTATGCGCAGGCGGAAATTGCCGAATCTCAACGGTTGTATCGCATCTGCGGGGTTGGCTATCGAAAAGCCCTGGAGTTTTTGGTAAAGGACTATTTGCGGCATAAGAATCCAGATAATACCGATAAGATACTCGCGGAGCCGCTCGGTTCGTGCATCAAAAAGCTGGAAGACCAAAGGCTCAAGGTTCTCGCTGAGCGGTCGGCATGGATTGGAAACGACGAAACGCACTATGTAAGAAAGCACGACGATCTCGGCATTGAAGATATGAAACGCTTCATAAAGGCCATGCTGAATTACGTAGAATCGGAACTTGCTTTCGAGGAAGCCGAAGCCATCCCCTGCAAATAGGTATCGCGCTCTGCCAGCTTCTCCCCGGCCAAAGACCAGTATTCCACGACAACCCGTGTCGGCTGATCCACTGCACCAGACCCGCGCGCAGACCGTGTTTCAATGACGGGGATTACACGTGCTGAATCACACCCTCTGGGGAATAGATAATTTTTCATTTTTTCACCCCCTTCTAGGCTTGTCCCATTAAGATTCACCTTTTCAAGATAATTATGGTTCAAAAAAAATGTGGTCAACTTGCTCAGCAGAAAGATCGAGAATAGACTTTATGCTGCGAACTTCGCCAAGCGAGAATTCCGCTCCACCAGTTCCGTTCAATTTGGCGTTAAACCTAGACAAACTGACACCGATACTGCGGGCAACATTCTCTTGGGTCATTGCCTTCGCTCGTATTTCGCCTTTTAGCAAATTGCTATTCATTTTTTCCCCTCCTTTCGGATTCACCTTTTCAAGATAATTTCATTATACACGCTCTTTTCTATTTGTCAAGATATTTTTATTGACTTTATCAACTTTTTTTGCTATTATCAAGATAGCCATATGAAAGGGGGGTAATACATGACACTTGGAGACAAAATCCGCTTCCACCGGAAACGGCTCGGCATGACGCAAACGGAATTAGGGGCGCGGCTGGGCGTTCAAGTGAACGCCGTGAGCAAGTGGGAGTGTGGGCGTGTGGAATCAATTCCTACATCAAAGATTAAAGAGATTGCAAAAATTTTCGGGGTTGCTCCATCCTACCTAATAGATGATGAACAGCCCGCCGATTCCGGCGAGCTGTCCGAAGCCAAGAAAGCTATGTATGATTTTGTCGATTCGCTTTCTGACGATCAGGTGCGGCGGCTTCTTCAGATAGCACACGCCGCATTTGAGAAATGAACCATTCAAATTGCGCGTCGTTCATTTCCGATATAAGCCGTTTCAGTTCTTCTCTTTCCTTCATGTTTTGTCCCCCCGCTATATATTTATAAACGTTTGTTTGATTACGTAGCGTATAATAGCACGTCAT